ATAAAACAGATAAGTGAAGAAAACATGCCAGAAAATACGATGGTGATGTTACCTGACAATACTGACTTTATGCGAATTGATTATGGGGACGACGAATGAATGATGATTTAATTATTGCAGATCCATGGGGTGGTGGTACTAGCGCAACTATTACAACAAACAGCAATACATATACTATTGCTAATACATCATCACCACCACAAAAGATTCAAGGTAAGATGATCCAAGTTATGGAATATGTTGATTTGCACATAATGGAATCAAGAGATCCAAAAGACATTAAAATGGCAATGGTTACTAAAATTGCAGAAGAAATGATCAATAGCAAGATGATTGAGTTTACATCAGAAAAAGATGAACTAGGACTTAAAGTTAAAGTTCGCGCAAGAGCATTTCTGACACCCGACGATCAAGTAAGACTTTTACGTAAGGAAGGATACTAATGTTAGTCTTTGATATTGAAACCCTCGGAACAGATTCGGATAGCGTAGTTGCATCTGCTGGTATTGTGTACGTTGACGAAACTCGCAAACAATCATTCGATGAACTAATCCACGAAGGGTTGTTCGTTAAGTTTAATGTTGAGTATCAGATTAAACATCTGCATCGTAAAGTAGATAAAGACACCATCGCTTGGTGGGAGAAACAGCACAAGTCTGTTCGCGATTATTCGTTGAAACCGAAGGCAGATGATTTACTCCCCGAACAAGGCATCAAACTGCTACAAGATTACTGCAAAAAGCATGAATCAAAAACAATCTGGACTCGTGGATCGCTAGACCAGATGGCAATTGATCATCTAGCAAGACAAGTCGGTATGGAAGTGATCATGCCATACAACGCATATCGTGACTGTCGCACTGCTATTGATATCTTCACTGGATCAACTAATGGATATTGTTCGGTTGACTATCCTGGATTTGAATCGTATAATGTAATTAAGCATAATCCATGCCACGATGCTGCCTACGACGCTATGCAACTAATCTACGGAAAGTGACTTACACTTATCAAAGTGCCATTTATGCATCGTAGAAACTCCACCAGATAAAATGGATATTGTAGAACTTGCTAGAAAGTCTGGCGCAGTGGATATCACAAACGTGCCAGCACAAGTCACAACTTGGATTGGTACAGGTACACCACAATTTCTTGAATTGTTTGCAGAGAACGTCCGCGCAGAAACAAAGGAAGAATGCGCCAAGAAAGTAGAACAGTTTAGAACAAAGATGGATGCTGGTGTTGAACATATTGCAGAAGCAATTAGGAGTATGAAGTGAAACGAATCGTCTTTCATTGTAGAGGCATCTTCCTTTACTATAAAACAAAGAAACGAGATAACTATTACAATGAGCACACAAAGAGTGTGAACTCTTGGACTGATCGTTGGTACGTTGGTGTTCAGTTAATCACTAGAAATGATAAGTGGTTTGATTATGAAGATCTGTACTATTCTGGTATGACTGCTAAGGTGTTAACAATTCTTGGTGTTAAATTCATCAAGGGGTATGATTATGATTGGGAGGATTTAGGAAATGACAAATAGATTTGATGTAGAACAAGGCATTCTTTCTTGCTGGCATGTGATTGACGATATTGATTTGCTGTATAAGCAAGTGATGGATGGTAACCCATCAACAGACGATATTGCTAATGCACTGCTCGGAATGAAAGCAATCTATGAGATGAGATTCAATGCGATGTTCAAAGATTTTGAAGATTCAATTGGTAAAGATTGGGAGAAAGAACGAGAACTCAAACGTCAATTGGATGCTAAACAAGCAAAGATTGATGAACTAATGCTTGAGTATTGTCCAGATGATGTAACTGATGAACAGTGGGATGAATACAGCAAACATCAAGTACGTGTTGATGTGGATGAGTTGTTCACGCACAGTGCGTGTAAAAACCTTGATTTGATTATTAAGAGAACTGAACACTTATTTGATAAAAAGTATATTGAAGTTAGTACAGGCAAGAAATTCATGTTCATCGGTATTATCGTTGGTTCTAACGATTATTATTATGGGTTGTATTCTAAGAAACATGGGTTGGTTTCTCTGTCCTGTGTAGGTGACATCGAATCATTCGGATACGAGAAGATCGAATGATTTGCCCTAAATCATTATATGATGTATAATGTTGTTTTAGTATTATTCACGTCACTGCTTGCAAACGTCGGGAGAATGAATGTCAGAATTTTATACCAATTGTTTCCTACGAGGAGACAGAATTTACGTTCGTGGTTATAAAAACGGTAGAGCGTATGCAAAGAAGGTCGAGTTTCAACCAACTGTTTATGTCCAGTCGAAGACTCCATCACAGTGGTTGACTCTCGATCATCAAACAGTCCAGGAAATGAAACCTGGATCCATCAAAGAGACAAGAGATTTTATTGAGCGTTACCAAGATGTCGAAGGGTTCGGTGTCTATGGTAACACTAACTACATTTGTCAATACATTAGTGATACGTATCTCGGGCAAGAAGTTGACTGGGATATGGAACAGATTAAACTGTTCACCATCGACATTGAGACTGCAGTTGAGGAAGGGTTTCCGAATCTCAAAACTGCCAATGAAGAGATTCTACTAATCACAGTACAGGATTTCGTCACGAAGAAAGTTACTACATTCGGTAAAGGTTCTTATGTTGGGGATGTTAAGGTTGACTATTACAATGCTCATGATGAAGTAGATTTGCTAAAGGCATTCATGGCATTCTGGCAGAACAACTACCCCGATGCAGTGACTGGTTGGAATAATAACTTGTTCGATATGCCATATCTTGTTAAACGTATTGAGCGAGTGCTTGGTCCATCTTCTGCTAATAAACTCAGTCCTTGGGGTGTTGTCAAAGAACGCAATGTGTTCATCAAAGGTAAGGAAGAAACTTCCTACGATATCGCAGGTATTGCCATTCTGGATTATCTGGATTTGTATAAGAAGTTTACCTACACCAAGCAAGAATCTTATCGTCTGGATTACATTGCTGAAGCAGAACTCGGTGAGAACAAGAAGGTTAATCCAGGAACTGACTTCAAGGATTTCTATACAAACTACTGGCAAGACTTTGTCGAGTATAACATCCATGACGTAGTGCTTGTTGACCGACTTGAAGATAATATGAAGTTGATCGAACTGCTAATGACTATGGCATACATGGCAAAGATCAACTACGAAGATGTATTCAGTCAGATTCGTATGTGGGATGCTATCATCTATAATCATCTGCGTGAGCGTAAGATTGTTATCCCTCAGAAGTCTCATGGTGGTAAGGATGCACAATTCGAAGGTGCTTATGTTAAGGATCCGTTGATTGGTATGCACAAGTGGGTTGCATCGTTTGACTTGAACAGTCTGTATCCGCACTTGATCATGCAGTATAACATCAGTCCAGAAACCATGGATGTATTCCGTATAAATGCATCGGTTGACCGTCTGCTTGAACAGAAAATTGATACATATGAGTTGAAGAATCGAAACTTGACCATGACTGCCAATGGTGTTTGTTACACTCGCGAGTATCAAGGGTTCATGCCTGCGCTGATGGAAAAGATGTACAAGGATCGTTCGAAGTATAAGAAGCAGATGCTTGGTGTGCAACAAGAGTATGAGAAAGACAAAACTAAGAAAGAACTGTTGAAGGATATCTCACGTCTCAATAACCTGCAGATGGCAATGAAGATTGCACTAAACTCTGCTTATGGTGCGATGGGTAATCAGTATTTCCGTTACTTTGATATTCGTATGGCAGAAGGTATTACCACTAGCGGTCAACTTTCGAT